AATGCTGTTCCTAATGCCATTTTTCGAAATAAATAAAAGGTAAATTGTTCGGTCCGAATTCAACTTCTTCTATGAGATCAAACCCCATAAATTGAAGCAAGCGGATATGTACCATATTGCGCTTATCTACATAATTCCACAGCAGGTCTTCAGTTCTACTATCTACAAACCGTTTAGCTTGCCTTGCAAATAGAACTGGAAAGTCGTGGATAGCTGGTGTGCAGAGCATCCATATAGCTCCGTCATCATTTATCCCCGCTAGTCCGGCAGTCCTGCCGTCAGGGACTGTGAAAGATATGCAGAAGCTTTCTAGAGCATCTGTAGTAAGTACTTCGACTGGATCTAGGCCGTAGCCTTCTACAGCCTCTCTTAGGTCATCTGGACGTAAATTAGAGGCCACCTCTAAAGCAGCCTCTTTAGTTGCAAGTTGTATGTACTTAGATTCTTTTATAAAATCTTGTGTTGTATTCTCCTTCCCAAGACATTGATTCAATGTTTGCAGGGGATGGGTGTTCTGATGTAAGGGTGACATTTACATTAGTGTTCCGTTCGTAAACAGGTATGGTGCGAAAACTTCCATCAACATAAGGTGCACGGCTAGCTTGATAACTATCAGCTAAAGAATGTTCGTAGATATCAATATAGTCAGTTTTGCCTACACGAGATAGTGTTGTATTAAACTTACCAACAGGACCAAAGTTTAACTTTAAACGTTGTAAAATTAATGATGAACGCGTATCAGCTACAACAGTCTGACCCTTTGTAGCAGTCGGGTAGATAGTAGGAAATTCAACTTTCATTGTGTACTCTTTACCAACTTTAACTGGATCAGAAGACCAATCATGGTTAAGTGAAACGGCCCCACTGCTAACCGTACCTGTTGCATACCTACCTCTATTGTTATTACTTTCAGTAACAATAACAGAAACAGTATCACCATTATTGAGTGGTGTATCTGAAGGTAAAGACAAAGTAGTTACATCAGTACTTGAATTATAATTCAAAGAGCTAGATGCAATAGATTGATAGTAGTCAAGGTGAACGTTGAATTCATCTTCGTCTTGTGAAATATGTAAACGATCAGAAGTGTCCATAAGCTGCACCTTACATAACTCATCTTCACTAGAGACTAAATAATACTCATCGTTAATAATAAATTGATAATCAACATTCTTAGCAAACGTCCATACAAACCAAGCACCTTGCAATCTCTTAGCTGCCGAAGCAAAATATTTGAAACCAAATACTTTGTTTGATCCTAAAACAGAAGTTAAGATAATTGAATTTTCTCTAGAGTTAGTAATGGAATCAATATTCTTAGGGAGCAACCTTTGAACACTTTTACTTTGTTCTAGTATTTCAGGTTGAGCTTCACGGGTTACATTGAGCATCTCAAAGAACCTAGTGTATTTACCTGCATTATCTAAAAACGCAAGACTAGTTCCAAGCGATACCAAAGATACACTTGTATTAAAATTGTAAGTAGAAAGAGTATAAATCTTAGCAGTATCTGGATTCAGAATACTATCGTCAGTAGTAAATAAATACTGCGAGCTAGCACTGAATA